GCGGGGAACAAGGTTGTTCCACACGCCTGTCACGCGATAAGAGCCGTCCTGCAAGGCGCCTTGCGTGTCAAAGACGTAGGTAACCCCCGTCTCTCCTCCAGCACCCTCGCTGATAGCCAGCAGGTAGAACCGCTCCCGCGGGCTGTACACGCTCTTGATGTCAAAGTTGCTTACCGCCGCTACGCGGCTTTGCAAGTCATCCTGGACGTTGTTGGAGATGTTGTTCAGGGGGTTGTTGGTCGTCTCGATAAGACGCCCCAACCGCTGCACACCGCTGTCGCTAAGGAACCAGAGATCCCCGTTTACTACCTGGATGCTGTCGCGGGCTATGCAGCCCACGTTAGAGATAATGTCTACCAGCACCGCGTTAGCCGGATCTAGGCCGACTTCGCTGCCGCTGTCGTCGTCGTAGATCACTACGTGGTGGCGACCAAAGATAACAAGCTGTCCGTTAAACTCGGACACTGCCGTAACCACGTCACCGTTCTGCCAAACGGAGGTCAGGTCGATCTCTCCAGAACCCGTAGCGTTCCAGTCCGTTGGATCAAGAAGCCCCGTGTACGCCACGGTGGTGGCGCTGCGCTTGGACCAGATACGCCCGAAAGCAGCACAACCGACGTTGTAGTCGGGCATATTGGACGCGCTAACGTCGCTGAAGGACGTACCGCTGTAGATAATTGGCGTCTCGCCGTCCTGGAGTCCGATAACGTCCCCATTCAGCTCCACCAGGAGCATATTGGGGTCGGAAAGCGTGGCTGTGCCGGATACGTCGGTCCAGTTAGCGCCGTAGTCCGTGGACTTGCGCATAGTGATCGTACCGGAAGTGTCCAGAACTGCCAGCAGATGGTACGCATCTGCCGTAGCATCGTAGTGCTCAAGGACGTACTTAATGTCCCCCGTAAGGGTGGACGTGTTGCGCTTCTCAATACCCTTCCGACCGCTGAGTCGGGAGAACTGGTCAAGGACCGTATTCTCAAGCCGCGTGGCCCACTCCGGGCCTAGGATAGCCGCAGAAGCCTGGGAGTTAAGTCCGCTAAAGGCCGGTGCGTTGAGCGGTATGTGCAGGAGCGGTGCCCCTCCGTGCATACGCTCTGCCATCAGTCACGTCTCCACTCGTAGCGGTCTGCCCTGACGTAGGCGTCAATCTCCTTCTCCAGCTCCGCAGCAAGAGATTCAATGTAGCGGCGCTCGGCAAGGTTGCCGGGCTCCCCAAGCTCCTCACCGCGCTCGTTCAGCGCGTACATATACGCAAGCTGGAACACGGGGCGCTCAGGGATCAAGAAGTTGACGTTATCCGTCGTGCCGTCCGACGCCAGTCGGGCTGGCTTCGTCCAGAACATCAGCTCAATAACGCGAGATGCCGTAGGCGAGGGGTAGATCTCCATGAACAGGCGCCGACCGTTGGTGGCGTCTGCCTTGCGGAAGATCGTGAAGTAGTAGGGCTCCGTCTCCGTGCTGTCCCGATCAAGGGACTTCTGGTAGCGGAACGCCTCGGGGGAAAGGAAGGTAAGGGGCGACGGGCTGTCGTCCGCGTCGCTGTCGTACATATAGACTTCGGGCATATCGCCGTTGAAGAACAGCAGTTCCGAGTCTACCGAAGGAACGCGGGTGTCGCTGTTGCGGATGTTACCGCTGTTGTTGACCTTAGCGTCCAGGCGATACTCCACCGTCCCGGCGGAGATGTCCACGTGGACAAGGTGCTTAAGGCTTTCCCACTTGTGCTCGTCCAGCACTTCCTCGTAGCAGTCTGCCACGATCTCTGCCAGGAGCTGGGAGTAGGTGTTGTCCGTGGTACCCGTAACGGTGTCTTCCCGCAAACGCCGCAGGAGCCTGTTGACCATTTGAAGCTGAGTTGTTGCCATCTAAAGGCCCCTCCCGTTTGAAGGAAAACCCCCTCCCGAAGGAGGGGGCTTCGTCTTACAGTGCCTTAGCTCGGCACAACCACTGCGATACCTGCTTCCGGACGGAGCAGACCACCACCGAACAGGGTGTCAGCGGTGAAGAGGTCACCGAGCCATTCCTGCTTGTACTGGGTCTGGGTGCGGGGAGCGAGCTGCTCAATGAACACCACACCTTCCTTGTGGAAGTAGGCTGCTGCACGGTAAGCCGTGGAGCTGTCGTCTGCCAGAACCGTGGGGCAGTTGCTGGAGACGTAGACGGTGGCCCCGTAGAGGTCACCCACGTAGCCCGTGCGGGCTGCGTTGTCCATACCACCCTCACCGATCTCGTTCCAGATGGTGAAGCGGTCAATGCCGAGAATCTTGCGCTTCTCGACGGGCGGGATGACGAAAGCACGGCCCATGGAGGGCACGTCGTTGTCGTCAAGCTGCTGCATCATCAGACGCATACCTTCGTCCGTGATGGTGGAGCCGTTACCCGTGTTGGTGGCGGCGGAGCCGTCCCATGCCACAAGGGCGCTGCCGGAGGGCGTACCAATCACTGCCTTCGCGTAATCGCTGGCAGCAGCGGTGGTGGGAGCGGCATCTGCACCTGCGAAACGAGCCATCTTGTCGTGAATGAAGGAGTCAACCTTCTTCGCGAGAGCATAGCCAGCGTCGTCGGTGTAGAAAGCCCGCAGCGAGTCGTCGGCCTGCACGGACACGATGTCCTCGATCAGGCGGCTGTACTCGAAGTGCTGGTCGATCAGGTAGGCGGTTTGCGTCTCCTGGTTGGCGATCAGCGTGACTTGGGTTTCGGCTTGCTTTGCAGAAGCGTCGCCGCGGTTCGGACGGGGGACGTGGATCGTGTCACCCTTGCGACCACGATGGTTCATCGTGACGACAAGGGGCTGCATCACAAGGTTGGACTTGTATGCAGCAATGATCTCGTCACTCCACAGCTCCGGTACAAACGCGGAGTTGGAGCGAGTCCGAGTGGCCGCAGTGGCCTCAGTGATAGTTACGTGGTTAGTTCCAAGTGCCATTGTTAAGTGCTCCTAACTAAAAAGAGTCAATCGACAAGACGACCCTCAGCGTAAGCACGTGCAATCTCGGACTGGTTATCCGACAAAAACTCCTTGGCTTTCCGGTCCCCGCGCTTGGCGCGGATGCGGAGGTCAAGCAGCTTGCGTCGGGAGAAGGTAGTGTCCGACTCCGGGGAGTCCGGGCTACCGCTCTCCAGCGTACCTTTTGCTAGATCAGCGTCGCGCTTAGCTTTGCGCTCCGACTGCTTGGCTTGCTGGGAAAGCTGTTTCCTCTCGTAGTACGAGAGAAGAACCTCTTCCGCAGCATCAAGATCGCCTTGATCCCCCGCCATCACCAGGCGCTGTCGAACGGGCGTGTTTGCCCACTCTTGCACCCAGTTCACAAACTCGGGAGTACGGACTTCTTCCTGCCAGCCGTCGTACTTGCTGCTCATCTGCGCTAAGCGGTCGTTAAACCGCTCTTGGTACAACTGTTGCTCCAGTCCACTTACACGTTGGCTAACGACCTTCTCAATAGTCCCTTTCGGATCGTCGTAAAGGGCGTCAATCGAGATGTCTTCGCTTTGGGTCTGTTCAGTTTGTTTAGACCCGCCTGCGGATTCCAGCGAAAGGAGTTGTTCCGTGAGCTTGCGGTACTCACCCAGGTCGTTTCCTTGGCGACTGTAGGCTTTCTCCAGCTCAGTGTAAGACTTGATAACGTCCTCAACGGACTTATCCTTGAAGCGTTCAGGAATCTCGATAGAGTTCTCCGCTTGGCGGCTCTCCGAGTTGTCTGCTGCTTCTTGGATCTCAGTCTCTAACTCGTCCTCTTGCTTCCGTGCGTAATCTTCGTACTTCAGTGGCATAAGTGCCGACTCCTCTCTTAAGTTAGCGGGACGACAATGGTTTCCCCGCATAGATAAAAACGGTCCCGAGGTCTCGGATTGTCCGTTTCTTTACTTCTCAAGCTCTCGGCGTTTATAGAACGCCTCACGCTCGTAGTCAGTCTTCGTCCCGTACCGGGTATTGTTGCTGTCTTTCATCTGGCCGTAAGCAAGTTTCTTGTGCTTCTCGTCCCATCGCTTAGCCATGGTCGGGAAGTCCTTGTCTACGCCCATCCGAGGGTCCAGCATCGGTACAGAGCGAATCACTAATTGGGCAGTTCCCTCACAGTGGTGACAGTGATGGAAGTGCCGTTCTGTCGATTCTGCAAGCGCCTCAAAGTAGCGATCACAGTGGGGACAGTGGTAGTCATACATCCGCAGCATCGTCGCCTCCTAGAGCTTCCTCTTCGATCATGGCAAGCTGGTTTAGAACCAAGTCCTCCAGGTTTGCCACCATCCGGCATTGCTCTACGCGACCTTTCAGAAACTGCGTGTCTCCCCAATCCTTGGAATACAACACTGCTTCTTTTAGCTCTTCAGCGGATTGAAGTAGCTGGTTTACTACAATTCGCCATCCTGGCTCCTCAAAGACCTTCTGCATCTCCTTGAGTTCAGCTACTACCTTGTCGTTGTCCGATTGCACGGGCTAGTGCCTCCTGCCGCTGGGTATCTGCCACCTGCGACTGTACGCGCACTTTCTGCGCTGCTACCGCCGCGTTTGACGCATTGATCTGGACCTTATCGTCTTCCAGATCGTCCTTCGTCAGCGTGTATTGGGTCTCTGCTTGTAGTTTGGCGATCTCTGCTTGCGCCTTGGCGTTCTCAAGCTCTTTCGCTTGCATCTCAAGCATCAACATCCGTTGTTGCAGCTCTTGCATCTGCTGCTGCATTTGCTGCTGCTCGGGCGTAGGCCCTTGCGATAGCTGACGAATTGCGTTCATTAGCTCTTCCTTGTTCGCGGAGGAGCTATTCTCAAAGATGGCACGTACAACCAGCATATGAGCAGGAGAGTTCGGCGGAATGTAACCAAGCATATTGGTCAGGTTCGTGTTCTCGACTTCCTTAGCCATGATCCCCATGGCGGAGTCGATACGGAACTTCATATCCACCGGATAACGCTCCGGGTCGTACTGCATATAGCGCCAAAGGCTCTTACGGACCAGCGGTCCAAGGAACTGGCGCTCAATGTTTTGCATCGTGCGCTTGGAGCGCTTGATGAAGCCAGCTTGTAGCTGACTAATGCCACTGGCGGTGCTGTTTCGCGCATTGACGCCAACGGGGGTTGCCGAGTCCATCGCCCCGGTTCCCATTTGGATCATCCGCTCCAGATCACCCGTGTGCTGGAAGGTGTTAGCAAGAATCGAGGGGTTACCGAACTGAATCGGCTCCAGGATCTCGCTCGGGCGTCCGCGGGTAAACACCGTCTTCCCGGGACGTACCCGGAAGTCTGCGTTGCGCGGTAGCCGCGATACGTCCGCCCCCATCATCGGGGCAGACATCAGAGCCAGGGCGTCGATACGAGCCCGTAGCTCTGCATCAAGGGCTTTCTGAGGGTTATAGCCTTTCTCGGCTACGCCTC